AAGCTGCACGCGTTGTACCGCGACTACGGCATCACCGAGCGCGCCGAGCGCGCCGAATACGCAACGCACGTTGTCGGCCGTACCGTTCCGAGCTCGGCCGAGCTCACGCTCGCCGAGGCCTCGGCCGTTATCGACGAGCTCGAGCGCGAGCTCGACGAGCGCAAGGCCGCCGACGCCGGCGCCGACGCGCTCGCCGCCGAACCGCAACCCGAGACCGAGAGGTGACCATGCGCCGACGCTGGCTCGTATGGCGATACCGACGCGCGTACCGGCGTTGGCTACGTCGAGGCCGACCGCTCGAGGTGCTAACCGATACGCCATTCCATCGGAAGCTCGACGCGCTCGCCGAGGTATGCGACCGCGAAGGATTCGGGCGATGAGTACCGACCGCTTGCGCGAGCTCGCCGGCTACCTCGGCGTACCCGGCCCGTGGTACGCGCGCCGTAGCGACGTCGACGGCGGCCTCGTGCTGTATGCCAACGACGGCCCGGACGCCGAACCGCTCGCGCTGATCTACGGCGGCACCGACCTCGCGCGCTACCTCGAGGCCTGCGCGCCGGCCGTGCTGCTCGAGGCCGGCTCATGACCGACCGCGACCGCTACCGCGACCGGCTGCGCATTCGCCGGTACCTCGATAACGAATTCGTCGACGAGCGCGAGCTCACCCGCGACCAAGGCCTCGCCGACGTCGACGCCGAATGGGCAATGATGGCGAGCGAGGCCGGCCACCGCTGGCGCATTGTCATCGACGACCCGGCCGGCGACCTAAGCGGCGCCGTAGTGCTCTCGAACGAGGACGGCGGCGCCGAATGACCGCGCGGGTGGTGCTGATCGTCCTCGGCGAGGTCGGCGACCCGGTAGTCGCCGCCGAGAAAGTGCTCGCCGACCCGCGCGCGACACCACTCGAGGCCGGCGTCGGCTGGATCATCGAGGCCGGCGACCTCGACCCGCGCCGAGCTCGCACGAGGGCGCGCCAGGCCCGCTACCGCGCCAAGCTGCGCGACGCGCGCGACGCGGACCCGCGCGACGCGCGCGACGCGGCCGACCTTGAAAACCTCACCCGTTTCGGCGAGGTCTCTCTCTCTCGCTCTCCTATGGAGAGTGAGAGCGAGAGAGAGGCCTCGGAAAACGACGCGAACGACGCGCGACGCGACGACGCGGCCGACGCGACGCGACGCGACGCGGACGGCTGGCGACGCGACGCGACGCCGGCGACCGAGGCCGAGCTCGAGCTCGGCCGCCGCAAGGTGCGCGAGCTCGGCGACGAGCTCCGCGCCCGACGAAAAGAGGCCCGATGAGAGCAGCTACCCGCAACCGGCTACCGGACTCCGCGTTTGCTTACCCGTCGAAACGCGCCTACCCGATACACACACCGAAACAAGCCCGCGCCGCGCTCTCGAGAGCAGCGCAAAAGGGCACGAGCGGCAGTTACCGGCACGTAGCGCAGGCGGTACGCGCCCGGCACGGCAACAAGGTCGCCAGCGTTGGCCGAGCTCGAGGTACGACCACGCGCGCCGGCTACCGGCGCCGATGACCGGCGTACCGATTCTCGTCGACGAGCGCAACGGTCGCGCGCTCGCCGATTGGCTCGCCGGCCTCGTCGCCGGCGCGATCCCGGCCTCGGCATTCGAGGTCGAACCGCACGAGGTCGCCGGCCGCGTTCTACCGTCGCTCGAGGTGCGCTCACGCCGGTACGGCACCCGCGTCGTTATCCACGTCGAGCCCGGCCTATGAGCATGGCGAGCTCGGCGGCGCTCGCGCGTGAGCTCGGTATCTCGTACCGCCAGCTCGACCATTGGGCACGCGTTGGCTACCTGCGGCCGGTCGAAATGCATCCTGGCAGCGGCCGCGGCCGGATATGGCCGGCGAACGAATACGCGGTAGCGGCGCTCATAGTGCGGCTCAAGGCGGCCGGATTCGAGCTCGCGACCGCCGCCGAGCTCGCGCGTGAGCTCGTGGCCGAATGGTCGACGCTCGGTACCGACGCTATGGCCGAGATCGCGCCCGGTATCGCGCTCATCGTTTGCGAGCCCGCGACCCGGTACGACCTCGAGCTCGAGCTCGAGCGCGAGCGGCCGGTCGAAACGACACGGCCGCTATGAGCGCGCACCGGCCGACGCCGAGGCCGTCGCCGCCGCCGACCGAATGGCTACCGCCGGCGATCACGCGCTCGACCCGACGCTGGCACGCAACCTGCCACGCTTGCGGCGCCGCATTCGTCGACGCGCGCTACGCATGGGTACGGCTATGGGCCGACGTACACCGATGCGATACCCGACCGCTCGAGGTGCGATGACCACGCACGATGCCCGCCTAACGACGCCGGCGTACCGGCGGCTACGGCTGCTCGTCCTCGACCGCGACCGCTGGCGCTGCCAAGTACGCGGCCCGCGCTGTACCAAGGTCGCGACCGAGGTCGACCACGTAATCGAACGCGCGGATGGCGGCGCCATGTACGACCCGGCCAACATGCGCGCATCCTGCAAACCGTGCAACGGCTGGCGCGCCGCGAACCGAACGAATGCGCTGCGCCGCTACCGGCTCGGCGTACCCGACTACGAGACCCGGCTATGACCGGCCGCCGCTGCGCCTGGTGCGACGAGACCATCGAGCCCGACGACCGAGACCACGGCGCCGACTACTGCTCGTACGAATGCGAGGCCGACGCCGAGGCCGCCGCCATCCTCGACGCCGTACAGGTCGAGGCGGCACGGCGCGCCCGGCAGGCCGGCGACCCGTAGAAATCGCGCGGCACCGCCCGATTTCCCGCAAACGCCGGCCGCGCGCGTGCAACGGCGTCGGCGACCACGCAGGGCGCGTTTTTGCTCGGCGAGGCGCCGAGCATCCCGTACGCAGTTTTCGTTTCCTTCCTGGCAGGCCAGGAAGGCACCGAAACGACCTAGCCTCGAGCCGAATGCCACGAGCTCGAGGCCGAATCGGCCGTGTTGAGGCCGGATTGAACCATGACCTGGCCGACCGGCGCGATATCCGGCCGGCCGAGCGCGCTGCGCTGCGCGCGCAGGCCCGGGCGGTCGACCTCGCCGAGCATGGCCGCGACGCCGACGCGGTCTCGAGGGCGAGCTCGGTCTATCTCGACCTACGCACGGCGGCTGGACTGTCGAGCAATGGCGCCAAACCTGTCGACGCGTTCGACGCTCTCCTGGCCGAGCTCACGCGGCCCGGCGCCGGCGCTAGCGACCTGCCGAACAACTAGCCGCGGCACGTTTGGCGGCGCTGTAGGGCGGCTGGCGGCCGCCTGCGGTCGGCCGCTCATGCCGTGGCAGCAATTCGTCGCCGACGTCGCGCTCGAGGTCGACGACGACGGCCGGTACGTGTACCGGCTCGTCCTCGTGACCGTGCCGCGCCAATCCGGCAAAACGACGCTGTTCGGCGCGGTGCTCGACCATCGAGCGATCGCGGCCTCGAGGGCGCGCGCGTGGTTCACGATGCAAACGCAAAAGGACGCGGTCGATTGGCTCATAAACGAGCATTGGCCGCTCTTGTCGCCGTTCGGGAACGCGTGCTCGCTGCGCCGGCAGGCCGGCTCGGAAAATGTCCGTTGGCGCCATTCGGGCGGCCTGGTGCGGCCGTTCCCGCCGACGCCGGCCGGCCTACATAGCAAGGTTTCCGACCTCGTGGTGGTCGACGAGGCATGGGCATTCGACTACGCGAAAGGTACGCAGCTCGACCAGGCCATCGTTCCGACGCAGGCCACGAGGCCGAGCGCGCAGGTATGGAAGGTCTCGACCGCCGGCGACGCGACCTCGACCTGGTGGCTCGGCACCGTCGAGGCCGGCCGCGCCGCCGTGCTCGCCGGCCGTACCGAGGGCATCGCGTATTTCGAGTGGTCATGCCCGGACGAGCTCGACCCGACCGACCCGGGCTCGTGGCCGCTGTATCACCCGGCGTACGGCCGCACCATCGAGGCCGAGAGCATGGCCGCGGCGCTGGCGCTGCTCGGCCCGGACGAATTCGCACGCGCGTACGGCAACCGATGGGTCGCGACCGTCGCGCGGGTGATCCCGCTCGCGGCGTGGCGCGCCGCGGCCGACCTCGAGGCGCCGCTACCCGAGCCCGGCCGCTGCGCGCTCGGTTTCGACGTCGCCGTCGACCGATCCGAGAGCGCGGTCGCGTGCGCATTTCGCGACGAGCTCGGCACGGCGCATATCGAGCTCGCCGACGTACGGCCCGGCGTGGCCGGCCTACCCGACCGCCTGGCCGAGCTCGTCGACCGCTGGCGGCCTCGAGCTCTCGGCTATGACGAGGCCGGCCCCGCGCTCGACGTCGCCGACGCGTGCACCCGCGCCGGTCTCACCCTTGAAGGCCTCAAGGCCCGCGAGTACGCCGCCGCGTGCGCCGGCCTGCTCGAGGCGATCGTCGCCGACCCGCCGGCGGTACGTATCCGACCGAATGCCGAGCTCGACGCGGCCGCGGCGTCGGCCGCGCAGCGCGCGCTCGGCGACGCGTGGGCATGGGGGCGCCGGCAATCGTCGACGAGCATCGCGACGCTTACCGCGGCGACCGTCGCGTTATGGACCTATGACCATGCGCCGGCCGACGTCGGCCCGTTCCGTATCGGCTAGGCACAAGGTGACTACGCTGCGCGCGCGTGGTCATGACGCCGGCGACCGGCCTCGGCCGTACCGTGCTCGCTCGAGCTCCCGATGGCGGCTCGATTATCCCGCCGCCGGCCGTTGGCCTGCTCGGCACGCCCGGCCCGTACGTGTACGACGCGACGACGGCGCGCAAGGTACCGGCGGTCGGCCGCGCGCTCGCGCTGTACGGCGGCCTATGTAAACAAATGCCGATCGACGCGTACCGCGGCTATTCGCGGTTACCGACGCCGCGTATCTGCTCGAGACCCGACCCGAATCGCGCCGGCTCATGGTACGTACAGGTCAACGTCGAGGATTATCTGCTCGCCGGCAATGCCATTTCGTACGTGACCGCGCGCGGCGCGGACGGCTGGCCGCTCGCGTGCGTATGGCTACCGGCCTCGTGGTGCTACATCGTTTGGAACCCGTACGGCGAGCAAGCGATTACATACACGTACCTCGGTCAACCGTTACGGTTCGAGGACGTCATACACGTACGGCGCGGCGCCGATCGCACGTACCCGGTACGCGGCGTCGGCGTGGTCGAGGAATATCTCGGCTCGCTCGACCGCGTCGCGATGGAAGAAGAATACGAGCGCGGCGCGCTCGCCGGCGGCGCCGTGCCATCGGTCGCGGTGATCGCGCCGCAAGCGCAAATAACCGACGACGTAGCCGACGACGCCAAAGAACGATGGCTACAGAAATTCTCCGGCCCGCAACGCGAGCCCGTCATCCTGCCGAGCGGTACGCAGGTCATACCGCTGGCGTGGTCGCCGTCCGATACGCAGCTCACCGAGGCGCGGCGTATGTCGCTGCTCGACGTCGCGAATATGTTCAACCTCGACGGTTACTGGATGGGCGCGCCGGTCGCGGGCATGACGTACCGCACCGCCGGCCCGCAATACCAACAAGTGTTGCGTACGTCACTCGAGCCCGTCCTCGCGGATTTCGAGGACGTATGGAGCGATGCGTGGCTGCCGCGCGGTAGCGGCATCCGTTTTCGGCGCTCGCAACTACTGCGCGAAGACCTCGCGACCTCGACCACGGCGGCGGTCGCCGCGTACGGCGCCGGCATCCTCACGCTGCCCGAGGCGCGCGTCGAAATCGGCGTACCGCCCGACGCCGCCGGCGAGCTCGGCACCGGCGCCGATACCGCGCCGGCGGTCAACGCGCCGTCACCCGACGACCCGAACGCGCCGCTACCCGACGACGGCGAGACCGGAGGCCCGGAAACATGACGCTTGCACCCGAACAACGCATGTACGCGACCGCGCTCGAGGTACGCGACGCGCAGGCGGTCGGCCGGCCGTATAAGTACCTCGAGGGGCGCGCCGTGCCCTATGACACGTTCGCCAATCTCGGTTGGTACCTCGAGCAGCACGCGGCGGCCTCGTTCAAGAAATCGACCGCCGGCGGTAGTGGTCAACGGCTACCGCTGCTCCTCTTTCACGACAACCGCTCATTCCCGATTGGCAAGGCCGAGCAATGGTCGCACGACGGCGGCGCGCTCACCGGCGTATGGCGGCTCAACGAATCACCCGAGGCGCAGCGCGGCGCCCGCGCGGCCGACGACGGCGAGCTCGTCGGTATGTCGATTGGTTTTCAACCGATCCGGTCGGACTGGGAATACGTCGAGGATTGGCAGCCCGAGCTCGGCCCGGACCATATGGACCGCGTGACCCGGCTCGAGTCTCGGCTGCTCGAGGTCTCGCTCACGCCGACGCCGGCGTTTGCCGATGCCGAGGTGACGCTCGTCCGCACCGCGTTTTCGGTCGAGCAGCGCGCCGCATTGCAAGGCGCGCGGCCGCTACAGGTCGAGGCCTGGCGCGACGAGCTCGCACGGCTACGCGCCGAGGCGCCGTAACCGCGTTACGCTCCCGGCCAGCTACTTGACCGCGGCACGGCCCGCCTGGCGGCCGTCCCGCCGACCGCGCGCCCGGCCGTCGAGGCCGCACGCACCGGCGAGACACCGACCGGACACCCGAGGCGCCTGCATCGAGCGCAACCGTTCGACCGTTTCGGAGGTACACCGTGGCGAATCCCGTACTCGAGTCATTCCGCGCGCAGCGCGACGAGCAAATTTCGACTATCGACTCAATCCTCGGCCAGGTGGAAGGCCGCGACCTCACCGACGCCGAGCGCGGCCTACTCGAGGCCGCTCGGTCGCGTATCGCGCTGCTCGACGAGCAAATCACGCCGCTCGCCGCGTTCGAGGACTTGCGCGGCACGCATGACGAGCGCGTCAACGCGCTACCGCGACCGGCCGACGTCGTACCCGCCCGCCGCATCGACGCCGGCGAGCGGCGCTCGCCATACCCGACCGCCGGCGCGTTTCTCGTCGACTACCTGCGCGCCAACGGCATCCTCGAGCGCGGCGTACGCGACGAGGCCGCCGCCGCGCGCGTGTACCAAGCGCGCGCCGATCAAACGACCGCCGATACGCCCGGCATCCTGCCGACGCCGATCGTCGGGCAGGTGGTCTCGCTCATCGACGCGAATCGGCCGCTCATCACGTCCCTCGGCGGCACGAAGGCGCTCGGCGGCATTCCCGGTACCACGTTCACCCGCCCGAAAATCACGGTACATACCCAGGTCGGCCCGCAAGGCGCCGAGAAAACGGCGCTGCCATCGCGCAAAATGACCATTTCGCCGCTCTCGTTCAGCAAGTCGACGCACGGCGGCTACGTCGACATTTCCCGCCAAGACATTGACTGGACCTCGCCGGCCGCGTGGGACATTCTCGTACGCGACCTCGGCGACCAATACGCGGTGGAAACCGAGAACGTTATCGCGACCGCGTTCGCGACCGCGGCGACCGGCACGAAACCGCCGGCGCTACCCGCCGCGCCGGTCCTCGCCGATTGGTCAAAGGCGCTGTATACGGCCGCGATGCATTCGTACAACGCCGGCCTACGGATGCCCGGCGCGATTTGGTGCTCGCTCGACGTATGGGCCGCGCTCGGTTCGCTCGTCGATACGACGCGCGTCGTTCTCCCGCCCGACGCGAAGGTCGGCGGCGACTCCGCGGACGGTTTCGACATTGGCGGCAGCTCGCTCGCGAATTTCCGCGGCGACGTCCTCGGCCTGCCGCGCGTCGTTTGCCCGCAACTACCGCTCAAAACCTGCATTGTCGGCCCGACCGACCTGTACGAGGCCTACGAGGAAGTCATCGGACTGCTCTCGGTCATCGAGCCGAGCATTCTCGGCGTACAGGTCGCCTACGGCGGCTACCTCGCGTACGGCACGCTCGCGACAACCGCGTACGTGGCGCTCGACCTCTCGGCGGTTACCAATCTGCCGACGATGGCCGAGGCCGAGGACGAGGCCGCCGAGGCGCCGGCGCCGAGCGCAGGGAACGGCGGCAAGGCCGCCAAGTAGCGGAGCGAAACGGGGGAGGTGCGGTAGTCGATGGCAGCATGGCCGACACTCACGGAGGTGCGCTCGTTCTTGCGCATGGCGGCCGACCCGGAATCGGACGCGGTGATTACCTCGGCGTTGGCCGCTGCCATCGACTACGGCGTCGGCCGCTACGGCGGCTACTGGCCGGCCGATACCGTCAACCTCTCCGACGCCGGTCATTACGCGGCGCTGTTGCACGCGTCGCGGCTGTACCGCCGACGCGACTCAACCGATGGCACGATCGCATGGTCCGATACCGGCGCCATGCGCGTGGGGCGCGTCGACCCGGATATCGACGCGCTGTACGCGCAGGCCGCGCCGCTCGTGTTCGGATGACCTGGCAACGCTCGACCGCCGCCGCGGCCGTCGCCGCCGTCCTCGAGCAAATCGACGCGACCGTCAAGGTTTTCGCGACGCCGCCGTCGACGCTCAACCCGCCGGCGTACGTCGTCGGCTACCCGCAAACCGTCGACTACGACCTGCCGACGTTCGGCGTTGACGTCGCCGCGCTGCCCGTCATGGCCGCGGCCGGCGCCGGCGAGGTCGACCGCGTCGACGAGCTCGTCGCGCAGGCTAAGGACGCGCTCAAGGTCGAGACCAATCTCGGCGGCGCGGTGGTCTCGTGCCGACCTCGTAGTCAGTCGGCCTGGCGGCTGCTCACTATCGCCGGCGTCGACGTCCTCGCCGCCGACCTCATCGTCGAAATCCGTATGTAGGAGGTAGTCGCAATGGCCGATACGCCGAGCAAAACACCGACCGAGCCCGAGGTCACGGCGACCGCCGACGTTGCGCCGCCGGTCGCGACATCGCCGGTCATGATGACCGACGCGTACGTCGAGATTGGCGGCGCCAACCTCTCGTGTCTCGGCATGGAGGTCGAAATCGCGCCCGAAAACAAACCGATTGAGCTCATCACGTTTTGTGGAGTGCAGGATTATCCCGGCCCGGTCAAGTGGCATTTCAGGGCGAAACTCGCGCAGGATTTCTCGGTCGGCTCGACCGACGCGACGCTCACCGCTGCGCTCTCGGCGTACGCGACCGCGCAGACACCGTGCGCGTTTAAGGTGCGGCCGCATAAGAGCTCGCCGGCCTCGCCGACCAATCCGTCGTTCGAGGGCAGCGCGATACCGCAGCCCTACACGCTGTTCGGCGGCGCCGCCGGCACCGCGAGCGAGGTCGACATTGACTGGATCATGAGCGGCCCGCCGACCAAGGTCACCGCCTAAGCGATGGCCGGTACGCCGCCGCAGGTCGGCATTGTTGGCATGGCCGCGCTACGACGCGACCTCAAACGCCAAACCGACGAGGTGAGCTCGCCGCTGTACGCCGCGATCAAGGCCGCCGGCAAAACGGCCGCCGAACCGATCGCGGCTCGAGCTCGGTCGACGGTACCGAGCGGTACCGGCCGGCTCGCCGGCAACGTGCGCAGTACCGGCACCCGCACCGGCGCGGCGGTACGCATGGGCAGCGCGAAGGTTCCGTACGCGCCGTGGATAGATTTCGGCGGCTCGCGCCCGGACGGCTCGACCCGCGAGTACGTCGCCGCCGGCCGGTACCTATTCCCGGCCGCGGCCGACCTCGCCGGCCGAGCGGCCGAGCTCTACTCGAGCGCGATCGACGCCGCGCTCAACGGCGCCGGCGTATGGACCAATACGACCAACGACGGAGGCGCCGTACATGACTAACGCATACCTGCTCGAGCCCGTCGAAATCGCTCCCGACCGGCCGTTACGGCTCTCGCCGAACGCGTTGCGGTCGCTCGCCAAGGCGACCGGCCGCTCGCTCTCCGACCTGTTGACCGACGAGGCCGACGAGGCGAACCGCGTCCAGGTCATCGCGTTCGCCGAGCTCTACCGGCGCGCCGATCGCGCCGGCCATATGCCCGACGCCGGCGCGCTATGGGAAATGGCCGGCGCCGTCGACGTCGAATTCAACGGCCCGGAAAATCCCGCGATGGACCCTACGGAAGGCGCGTCCTCGACAACCTCGCCGCCTTCTGCCGATATTGGCGAATGACGCCGGCCGAGGTCGAGGCGCTCGACAATGACACGTACCGCGCATTTCTCCGCTACATGGCCCGCGAGGCGTACGAGCTCGAGAAGGCGGCGCGCCGCCGCTAGGACGCGATGAGCGGCCCGTCCGTCGTCGTACGCGTCCTCGGCGACCTCAAAGGCCTCTCCGGCGCGGTCGATAGCGCGGCCGGTAAGGCCTCGGCCGGCGCCGGCCGTATGCGCGGCTCGTTCGACGCGTTTCTCGGCTCGGTCAACCGTTCCGGCGTCCTCGGCGAATTCGGCAGCGCGATCGACGGTATCGGCGCGTCGCTCGCCGGCGTGGTCGAGCACGGTAAGAGTGTCGGCCCGATGCTCGCCGGCGTCGGCGGCGCGGTCGCCGGTCTCGGTCTCGGTCTCGCCGCGATGGGCTCGAAAGACAAGGCCGCGCACGAGCAGCTAAAAGTCGCGATCGAGAATACCGGCCGCTCGTATTCGGCGTATTCGGGCGAGGTCGAAAAGGCGATCAAACATCAAGAGAAATACGGCGACACCGCGCACGAAACGGAGAACGCGTTACAAACGCTCACGCAGGCGACCGGCGACCCGACAAAAGCCTTCAAGCTGCTCGGCGAGGCAACCGACCTCGCCGCCGCGAAACATATCGGCCTCACCGACGCGGCGACGACGCTCGGCAAGGTTTACAACGGCAATACCAAGGTATTGAAGGAATTTGGGATCACGGTCACGAAATCCGCGCCGATTATCAAGGCGGCCGAGACCGCGTCGAAAAACGCGACCAAGGCCGACAAGGCGCTCGGCGACGCGAAGCGCAAGCTCGGCGACCTCGAGCTCGTCGACGCTGGCAAGAAGAAGCTCTCGACGGCCGAGGCGAACCGGCTACGCGACGCCGAAACGAAAGTCAAAGCCTCGGTGCTGCTCTCGGTCGACGCGCATCGGCGGCTCGGCGTCGCGCAAGAGGCCGCGAAAAACGCGACGCTTCACCAACACGACGCGGTAACGAAACTCGCCGCGAAACTTCAGGGTCAAGGCGACGCGGCCGCGAATACGTTCACCGGCCATATCCACGCGATGCAAGCCAAAATTGAGGACGCCGCGTCCGCGTTCGGCGAGAAATTCGGCCCGGCGCTCACCGTCGCCGGTACGGCGCTCGCCGGCGTCGGCGGCGCGGTCTCGGCCGGTAGCGCCATCCTCGGCACGTTCAAGACCACGCAAGAGGCCGCGACGACGGCGACCGAGGCCATGAGCTCGGCCGAGGACGCGGCCGCCGTATCCGAATGGGCTGCGCTCGGCCCGATCGCGCTGATCGTCGCCGGCGTTCTCGCGCTCATCGCGGTCGGCTATCTGATCTACCGCAATTGGGGCACGATCTGGAAGGGCATACACGCCGCGATTTCGGCCGTATGGCAATGGATCAAGGCCAATTGGCCGCTGCTGCTCGGTATCCTGCTCGGCCCGATCGCGCTGGCCGCGGCGCTGATCTACAAGTATTGGGACAACATCAAGGCCGCGGCCGGCGCCGTCGTCGGCGCCATACGGTCGGCATGGTCCGCGCTCGTCGGTTTCTTTACCGGCCTCGTCGCCAGCATCGGCCGCATCCTCGGCGGCATTTTCAACGCGGCAAGTAACGCGGTCGGTACCGTCGTCGGCGGTATCGAGACCGCCTGGAACGGTTTGGTTTCGTTCATTACCGGCATACCGCGCCGCATCGCGTCGACCATGACCGGCCTCTTTCAAGGCGCGGTTACCGCGGTACAGACCGTCGTCGACACCATCACCCGGATATGGAACGACACCATTGGCAAGCTGAAACCGCCAAGCCTCGGCGCGCTCGGCAGCGCAGCAAGTAAGGCGCTCGGCGTGGTCGGCCTGCAACATGGCGGTTACGTCACGCAGACCGGCCTCGCGTACATACACGCCGGCGAGGTGGTCGCACCGCTCGAGAAGGTACGCGCCGCCGCCGGCGGCCCGACCGTCGTCGTACAACACGCGCATTTCGAGACCGAGCTCGACGTCGAATCCTTCATGCGCCGCGCCGCGTGGGTCATGCAAACCGAGACCGTATGACGTGCGTACGCCGCGCCTGGCTTACCCTCGACGACGGCTCGAGCATCGACCTCGAGGACGTCGCCGCCGGCTATTTCTGTACGTCGCTCGACCTCGGCTCGCCGACCGTGCGCGAGGTCGCCAACAACCGACCCGACCGCGACGGCATCGACGACCGTACGCGCCTATTCGGCGCGCGGCTTATCTCGGCCGCGGTTACCGCGCTCGACGACGCCGGCGCAACAATCGACGCGGTCGCGACGTCGTTCGGCCCGTACATGACGCCGAACGCACGGCCGACGCTGCATTACGTCCTCGACCGGCCCGGCGCGCCCGAACGCGTCCTCACCGTCCGCGGCGCCGCGTATACGTGGAAACTCGAGGGCGCGTCACAACGCGATATCTCGCTGCAATGGGTCGCGGCCGATCCGGTCGCCTACGACCCGGCACAGCGCGTCGTCACCGCGTTCGCCGGTACCGTCGCCGGCGCCGGCCGTGCGTACGACCTCAGGTACCCGCGCACGTATCCGACCGGCACGCAATCACCGACGAGCAGCACGATTCACGGCGACGGCGACCTCCCCGTACAACCGCTCTTGCGTATCTACGGCCCGATTACCGAGCCCACCGTCACTATCCGCGCCGCCGATGGCACGCTGTACGTCGTCGGTTTTCTCTCGTCGTTCTCGGTCGGCGCCGGCGCATTCGTCGAGGTCGATACCGCGGCCCGCACCGCGTACTACCTCGGCGACCCGGCGCAGCCCGTCCTCGCGCAGCTCGACTGGACCACGCTGGCGTGGCCGGTACTCCCGCCCGGCGCCGATCACGTCATGACGCTCGCCGGCAGCGCGAGCGGCGCCGGTACGCAGGTACAGGCCATCTGGCAGGACGGCTATTACGCGTGAGGTCGGACGGCTGGCCGGTCGGCCGCGCGCCCGAGCTCGTCGGCGCGCCGCCAATGCCGAGCTCGAGGGGCGCGCCCGGCGCCTACCCGATACCGGCGAACCGCGGCCGCTGGCGGCTCACCGCGCACCGCCGGCAATGGTCACGCCCGACCGGCGGCCCGACGCCGCCGCCGGCGTGGCAATCGACCATCGTCGCCGAGCTCGGCAGCGCGTACGGCCGCCGCCTCGACCAACAATGGAACGCGCCCGCGACGCTCACGTTTTCGCTCGACGGCCGCCGCGACGAGGCGGCGCTCGCGCGCGAGCTCGCGACCGATATCTACGCGTGGCGATGGGACGATACGCAAGGCGCCGACGTCGCCGTATTCCGCGGCATCGTCGACCATTCCGAGGACCAAATATCCGAGCAATCGCACGCGGTCACGTTCACCGCGCACGATTACGTCGCCATGCTCGACCGCCGGTATATGACCGCGAAAACGCAGGCGGTCTACACGGCAACCGACCAGGACGCGCTCGCGGCCGGTTTCGTCCTCGACGCCGGCGGCAACCCGTACCCGAATTGGAACGGTCACGGCGCCGGCTCGTATCTGCCGATCGCGGTCGCGGTATGTAACCCGGACGGCACCGCGCGCGGATTCTCCGGCGTGGCACGCGACCGCACGTACCCTGGCAGCTCGACCTACGGCTCGCTATTCGACCAATTGGCGAAAGTGCAAGGCGGCTACGACTACGACGTCATACCCGAGACCCGTACCGCCGGCCTGCAAACGATCGGCTCGAACCTAAGCCCGCTCGAGCTCGACGCCGCGGTCGACCCGCGCGCGCTCGTGCTGCAACCATTCCCGCCGCAAACCGACGCGCTACGCGTGTTCTATCCGTACCAAGGCGTCGCGCGATCCGACCTCGTGCTCGAGTACGGCGCGACCGTCGCGACCGTCGCTCGCACCGTCAATTCGCCCGATTACGCGAACGACGTACGAATCGTCGGTAACAAGGCCTCGAGCGATCCGGCCGCGCCGCAGCTCGCGAGCTCGGCAAGCAATGCCGACGCCGGCGGTACCGACGTCGGCTCGTGGGGAATTTCCGAGAGCGCGTCGGACGTATCGGTACAGGTCACGCTCGACCAACGCGCCGCCGGCGACCTGGCGCTGTACGGCATCCTCGTACCCGCCTACACGCTCGGCCTGCGGCCCGGCGCCTACGCGTACGGCACGCCGAACATGGGCGACACCGTGCCCGTAGTGATCCAATCCGGCCGGCTCGACGTCGCCGACTACGTGCGCGTCGTCGGTATTACCTACACCATCGGCGACGACGGCGACGAGGACGTCGCGCTCACGGTCGGCCGGCCGCTACCGAAATTCACCGGCCTGTTACGCAAGGCCGACCGCAGTATCGACGCGTTGACGCGCCGTTAGGGGAAGGATTCGACCATGCCCGAGGTCATCGAGCTCGCGGCGCCGGCCGGCGTCGACCCGCCGTTATGGCTACAGAACGCGCAATACGCGGCGCTCGTCGACCGCGACCTCATCGACGCGATATGGAGCTCGGCCGGCATCCTGTACGCCGCCGACCTCGCGGTTACGCCGCGCGGCGCCGGCGCCAATATGTCGGTTGACGTCGCCGCCGGCCGCGCGATCGTCGTCGGCACCGACGCCGCCGGCCAAGGCAAATACCTATGCCGCGCAACCTCGACGGTAAACCTCGCGGTCGCCGTCGCGCCCGGACCCGGTACCTCGAGAATCGACCTCGTAGTCGCGCACGTATACGACGACGCGGTCATCGGCGGCACGCAGCATTTCTGGCAGCCCGAAATCGTCGCCGGTACCGCGGCCGCGGCGCCGGTCGCGCCGGCGCAACCGCCGAGCTCGCTGCTACTCGCGACGCTCACCATCCCGACCGGCCTCGCCGCGGTCGCCGCCGGCAACATTGCCGACAATCGGCCGCTCGTCGGCTACCCGCTACAAGCGCGGCCGGTCACGCCGCGCGGCATCGTCTGTAGCGGCCCCGCGCTCGCGAACCCGGTACAAAACACGGTTATCCCGATGAACACGGTTATTAGCGGCGCGGCCTCGTGGCTCGCTAACAACGTCGTTACGATCCCGCCCGGCGCCGGCGGCCTGTACCTCGTCGAGCTCCACGCGACCAAGAACGGCGGCACCGCGATCATCTCGCAAACCAACGTCACCGACGCCGCGAACACGATCCTGCATCAAATCAGTATCAACAACGGCGCGGTCAGCAACGCCGCGCAGGCCATGATCGGCTCATGGGTGCGGCAATGCCCCGATGGGCAAACCTTCCGCGTAACCGAAGGCTACGTAAGCGTTACCTCCGAGCAAGTGATCCGTTTCTCGCTGACGCGGCTCGGCGACTCGCTCGCGCTCACCTAACGAAAAGAGGAACCATGACACCGACCGAACCCGACGAGACCGCCGGCGACGAAGGCATCGACGACGCGACCTCGGAACCCTCGGAAACCTCGGAACACTCGAGCGAGACCGGCGCCGGCGAGGCCGGCGACGACGGCGAATAGTGCCGACCATCGTCACCCGCGCCGCGTGGGGCGCAAATCCGCTCGTGACACCGGCGAGCGCGATCGCGACGCCGAGCCCGGAATTGTGGCTGCACCATACGGCGTCGACCGGCCTGCACGGCTCGAGCGGTATGCGCCAGCTACAGGCCGGCGCGCTCGCCGGCGGATACGTCGACCTCGAGTATTCGTACGTGGTCGACAATCCGACGCCGACCGTTTTCGAGTCTCGCGGCCCCGGCCGCAATACCGCCGCGACCGCGGACCATAACGAGCGGTCGCACGCGCTATGCGTCATGGGCAATTTCGAGACCGACCGGCCGAGCTCGATGCTGCTCGACGTCCTCGCCGAGCTCGTCGCGTGGGGGAACGGCGCCGGCTACTGGCCGGCGGCGATTACCGGCCCGCACCGCGACGCGAGCGGCAACGCGACCGCGTGCTGCGGCCGGTACCTCATCGAGCAGATACCCGAAATCAACCGCCGCGCCGGCTCGAGCTCGAGCTCGCCGCCGGCCGGCGCGACCGGAGGTGGTGCGCTCTTGACAACCGTGGCAAGCCCGCAGGCCGGCAAGCCCGCCGGCCGTACGCCGACCGCTCGGCCGGTACCCGAGCTCGGCTGCATCCTGCTCGAGAATGGCGCCGCGCTGCGCGGCGACAAGGCGAGCGGCGCCAATCGGGTATGGACCTCGACCGACGCCGGCGTCATCGCGGCCGGTAACCGGCTCGTCGATATCGCGGCGACCGTCGACGGCAACGGCCGCCCGGACGGCGCCGGCGTGGTCGCGCTATTCGACCTCGGCTCGAACCAGGTCGGTACGTACCGGCTCGAGTGGTCATGACGCCGGCCGAGCTCGTCGGCTACCTGGCGAACAAACCGACCGGCGCCGACCTCGTGTACCTCATCGTCGCCGCCGTGCTGCTCGCGGTCGCGGCCGTCCTCGCCGGCTGGGCGCGCGACCTGTACCGCTGCGCGCTCGCGCTCGCGGTCGGTTTCGTCGTACTGGCATACCTCACGCGTTGACCGACCGCGATTGGGCGGTACTCGCGCTGGCGCTGGCGCTGCTCGCGCTGATCGTCGGCGCGGCGGTACTGCTCGGCCTGTACCTGCTCGTCCGCTGACTGTGGATAGGCCGCGCGGCCTGTGGACAGACAAACCCGCGTAGGAGGCCTGGCGCCAGCGCGCGGGCCCGCGTGCCACCCGTTGTGCCACCCGCGCCGGCCCGGGCGGCCGAGCCGAATTGCGAAAACCTCCGACAGAATCGGAGGTTTTCGACGAGGCGGCGGTCGGAATCGAACCGACGTACGAGGTTTTGCAGACCGACCCGAGGCCCGAATAACCTACGACGTAGGTCGATGACCTGCGGAAATAACCAACACCGGCAACGTTGTTACGATAAGGTACGACCTAATACGAGGCCTGTGCCACCCGTTGTGCCACCCGAAAACGTGCCACCCGCGAACCCGAAACGAGCTCGAATGATCCAAGAACTAGCGAACGGCCGATACAAGGTCACCGTGCTGCTCGGCGGCCGCGGCGCCGACCGCGAGCGCAAATGTCGGACCGTGGATACCCGCGCCGAGGCCGAGGCCTACGAGGCGCGGCTACAGCGCGGCGGCGCCGGCGCGCACCGGCGTACCGTCCTCGACGCGGTCGACCACTACCTCGAGACCAAGGCGACCGGCAAGGCGCCGGCGTACGAGGCGACCATGCGCTCGACGCGCGATACCTACGTCGCGGCGACCTGGCTCGGCCGGCTCGAGCTCGACCGGCTCGACGAGGCCACGCTCGACCGTTTCTACGCCGAGGTCGCCGCCGGCAAGCATTCGACGGCGCGCAAGCCCGGCCCGAAATCGCGCCGTACCGTCGTCAAGGTTCACGGCCTGCTCTCGCGCTCGCTGCGCATCGCCAAGCGAAACCATTGGATCGCGGCCAATCCGTGCCGCGACCTCGAGGTCGAGGTCGGCACGCCGCAGGCGCCGAGCGCGGCCGATGAGTACGACCTCGGCGATATCGCCCGCGTGCTCGACGGCGCGGCGCGGCCGCGGCCGGCCGGCAAGGGCGCCAAGGCCAAGGCCTACGACCACGCCGGCTATGCCCGCGAGCTCGAGGATTTGGTACAGGGCGCGATCGCGACCGGCGCGCGCGAGGGTGAGCTCGCCGGCCTGCGCTGGCGCGACGTCGGCCTGCTTGACGGCTCGGTCACGTTCTACGCGTCGGTATCGCGCAACCGGCCCGGCCAGGCCGCCGGCTGGCACCGCAAACCGATCGCGGCGAACAAGGGCGGCAAGCGCGCGCTCGTCGTCGACGAGGCCTGCCGCGCCATGTTCGAGGCCCGCTACGCGCGGCAGCTCGCCGAGGCGGTCGACGCCGGTCTCGACGCCGACGCGTTGCAAGATTGCGCGGTTTTCTCGCTCGAGCTCGAGCGCGATTTCACGTCGCCGGCGGCGCTCGGCGCGCGGTGGTCTCGCGCCGCGGCCGCGGCCGGCGTCGCGCTCACGTTTCACGGCCTGCGCCACGTCAACGCGTCGGAAATGACCGCCGCGAACATTCCCGTTACCGTCGCCACGCACCGCACCGGCCACGCGTCGAACCGCATGTTTCACGACGTCTATTCGCACCATCGCGCCGAGACCGCCGACCCGGCGGTACCCGTCCTCGCCGAGACCTGGCGCGCGATCACGAGCAAACGCAAGGCGCCGCGATGACCCTACCGACGCCGCCGCGCCGGCCCGCCGAGCTCGTCATCGTCGTCGGCGCGTGGTGGGAGGCCTCGCTCATGTTTTGGCTCGCGCTCGCGCTGTATTCGGCGGTACGTACGTCGCGGCTCGCGTGGCAGGCCGGCTACCTCGCCGCGCGCGTGCAGCTATGGCACGGCATTGCCGAGGCGCAGCGGCGCGGACTCTCGCCGGCGCAATGGCTACAGGCCGAGGTCGAGCGCGACACCGCGCCGCCGCCCGACGACGCGCCGGCTGCCTGACGAGGGACAACGCAACTATCGGCGTACTACGCGCAAGTTTCACTAGACACGGCAAGTACCGACCGCTTACGGTGCGTATCTGGCATTGCGAGCGATCCGGCGCCGCGCATGGCCTCGAGGGCGGGTATCCGAACGGCTCGAGAGCAAGGGGCGCCGACAATGGTCGAACGCAGCCCGTACCTAACCCTCAACGAGGGCGCGGCGTTACTGCGCTGCCATCCTCAAACGCTGCGCGCCATGCTCGAGCGCGGCGACATTCCGTACCGCCGTATCGGCGTCGGCAAGAAGGCCGCCGATATCCGCATTTCGCGCGCCGCGCTCGAGCACTACATGGCCGACACCGCGCCGCCGCAGCGCGGCGCCGCAGGTTGAGCGCGCGAGCTCATGGCAGCGGCTACGCGCCGCGTCAACCGCGGCACCGGACATAGCTACTACCTCGACGGCGAGCCCGTCGCCGGCGTCACCGCGATCCTGCGCGACGGCGTACCCAAGGGCAATCTCGTCGGATGGGCAGCGCGCTCGGTCGCCGGCTACGCGGTCGACCATTGGGCCGAGCTCGACGCGAAAACGACGTCGAAACGGCTGCGCGAGCTCGAGCGCGCCGCATGGAACGAGCGCGACGCCGCCGCCGGCCGTGGTTCGGCCGTACACCGCCTGGCCGAACGGCTCGCCGCCGGCGAGGACGTCGAGGTACCCGACGAGCTCGCCGGCCACGTCGACGCCTACCTCGCATTCGCCGAGGCCTACAACGTCGCCGAGGTCGAGGTCGAGGCGACCGTTATCTACCGCGGCCCCGAGCTCGACGTTGGGGGGGGGGGGGGGAATAGTCACCCGCTCGCGTACATGGGTACCGCCGACCTGCTCGCCTACGTCGACGAGCGGCCCGAGCTCGTCCTCATCGACTGGAAAACCGGCGGCACCGGCATATGGCCGGAGGTCGCGCTACAGCTCGCCGCGTACGCGCACGCCGAGACCATGCTCGACGGCGACGGCCTCGAGCGGCCGATGCCGACCGTCGACCGTGCGCTGGCGGTATGGCTACGCGCGGACGGCTACGACGTATACCCGGTCGATATCGGCCCGGCCGTGTTCCGTACCTTCCAATACGCGCAGCAAGTCGCCGCGTTCACCGTCGCCGCGAATGACCGCCGCCGCTACATCGGCGACGCGTTACCGCCGCGCGAGCTCGAGGCCGCGTCATGACCGCCGACGCCGGCAAGCTGCGCGCCAAGGCGCAGCGCGCTCGAGCTCGGCACGGCGCGCGGCTCGGTATCTCCACGCGCGACCTCGAGTACGTGTACGGCTGGACAACCGCCGCGATGGTCGCGACGTACGAGGCCGCGATCGACGCCGGCGTTTGCCCGTACCACGGCGGCCCGTATGACAACTACGGCGACGACCTCACCGTCGACGTAACCGACCCGACGCTCGCGCCGTATTGGGGCGCGAATACGCGCGCGTGCTGCGCAACGTGCAATAAGCGCATGGGGCGGCGCAGCCCGATCGCGCTCGCGGTCGCCGACGCCGAGCGCGCGAGCCCGCCGCCGGCGCCGGTCGCGCAGCTCGACCTATTCGGCGGCGCGTCATGACGTCGCTCATGCGCGTCGAGCGCGGCCGAACCGTCGAGCTCGACGAGCCCGAGCGGCCGCTCGGCCGATGGGTGGAGCTCATGGCGCCGGCGGTCGAGCTCGCGAAAACCGTCGCCGGTACCTCGTTCGTCGCGTCGTCGATGCGTAACGACGTACCGGCGATTACGGCCTGCATCCTGTACGGCGACGAGATCGGCCTGGCGCCGATGCAATCGTTACGCAGCATTCGGATTATCGACGGCACGCCGACGCTGTACGCCGAGGCGCAGCGCGCGCTCGTGCTCGCCGCCGGTCACGAAATCTGGCCGGACGAGCTCGGCACGACGCGCGTTACCTGGTGCGGCCGCCGGCGCTCGTCGGATCACGTCGCGACCGTTACGTGGTCGATGGACGACGCGCGCCGCGCCAACCTCGCCGGCAAGCAAAATTGGCGCAGCTATCCGCGGCAAATGCTCTCGGCGCGCTCATCGGCCGACGTCGTTCGCGCCATATTCGCCGACGTCACCGGCGGCCTCGCCGCGTACGAGGAAATGCAAGACGCCGACGAGCTCGAGGTATCGACCGCCGTCGACGCGAAATCCGCTACCGGAAACCGGCGGGTAACGCGACGGCAGCGGCGGCCGGCGGCGGCGGTAGTGCTACCGGCACCATCGGGGGGAATGGATGCGAGCCCGCCGCCGGCGCTACCGCCGTTGCCAGGGGAGGCTAGCGACGCGCCGCCGGCGGCGGCGCTGCCGATCACGCGGCCGCAAAAGAACAAGCTGCACGCGTTGTACCGCGACTACGGCATCACCGAGCGCGCCGAGCGCGCCGAATACGCAACGCACGTTGTCGGCCGTACCGTGCCGAGCTCGGCCGAGCTCACGCTCGCCGAGGCCTCGGCCGTTATCGACGAGCTCGAGCGCGAGCTCGACGAGCGCAAGGCCGCCGACGCCGGCGCCGACGCGCTCGCCGCCGAACCGCAACCCGAGA